TTATTCTTCTGTCATACCCAACGATTTGAAAATTAATGCTTTGAACAGATTTGCCAGGGTTAACAGCTCCGTTATCATCAATTAAAACTGACCCAGATGGCAAATATCCAGATGTAGGTAGAAAACTAGCATTAAAGTTGCCGTTTTCGTCCGTCAGGCTTCGCCATTTTTTACGATCAAATAGCATATGATCTAGCATTTAAGCCACCTCCTTGCATGAGCAAAGAAGTGACCTAATCCATTGCCAAAAGCGGCTTGGCGAGGTTTTACCCCCCCCAGTTTTCTATGAATAGCTCTTTTTTAATGATCGCTTTGTATGCTCTTCCAGTTGAAGAATTATAGTCTGGGAGGTCATCAACAACGTAGTAATCGTCATCTGCGCCAATGCAACGAGCTTCATCGCCTTTTTTATAAGTGTGCATGTCAAAGGGGGAATCAGTCCATTTAATCTTGGAACTGTCCCAACTTTCAGTTTGTTCATTAAAGCTATAATCTTCTTTAACCTCTACTGTTGGTGGGAATGCTACATAGCGAATGCCATTGGCTTTAATTTCATTGTCGCTTTGATTCACGTTAAACCATGGAAGCTTGTTAAACAGCATATGATCTAGCATGTTTCCGCTCCTTTCTTAAATAGAGTGAAAGCATACTCAACCATTGACGCAATAGTATGTAGAAGGCTTTTACCCCCCCCATATTACATTTCTAACATTTGTTTTTTCAACTACGCCCGTGTAATAGTAATGTGAATAAACTGCATTATTAGGATGCTTGTTTTCATCACTATCAGCGTAAATTTCAAGTTGTCCATCAAAGAAATAAACGTCTTGGCCTGCCCCAACACAGGTAACCTCAGCATCATTTAATACTCGCCAGCCATTACCCGTATTCGGGTTTTTGATCGGTGTTTCTGCCATGACAGTAAATCTTGATGGACAAGCATAATAGTTTTTATTATTAGCTGTAATAGCGGACATATCGTTTGAAATTTCAAACCACTTTTTTACATTAAAAATTAGATGATCTAACATGCTTTCACCTCTTTCTATCTATCTATTTTTCAATCATCGCAATACCGTTTGGATTGTTGTTTTCCCATTGTTGGGCTTGTGCTTCTTGACCAGCTGGGAATCTCTTGCCGATTACAGCGTTCTGGTTTAGCCATGCTTGTCCTTCTTCTAGTTTCTTAACTCGGTTCACCAAGTCATTGATTTGGTTATTGGCACCGGTCAGCTGATTGTTCAAGCTCTCAATTTGCGTGTCCTTAGCGCCGTTTTTGCGGTTAAGGTCGTTAATTGTGTTCTGTTGGGCTTGAAACTTTTGATCAACTTCACTCTTTAAATAAAAGACCGTACCCAGGTTGACGTTACCCGTGTTGTCGGGTGCCACGCCTTGAACAGTATTAATCCCTGCACCTTTACCAGCACCAGCGACCATTTGATCAATTTCTTCTTTAGTGTAGGTGTTTAGGTTAAAGGTATGGTTGCCATCCGCCTTGACCGGTTCTTTACCTCGTAAGGTGATAGTCGTGTTCTTCTCGTTGTCCTCGATCTTGCCGTTAAAATCAGCCGTTACTTTAGTTTGCCATGCATTAAGCTCGGCACGAGTAACGTATCCCACTTCATTAACAGTCATATCGATATTAGCGGCTTCTGCGATTGTCATAGACAATTGTGCAGAGATAACATCAGTAGATAAACCGTCTGGGCTACCTGCTGCTAAGGTCTCGTGATCGTTAGTAGTAAAAGTGATAGCGATTAAAGCTTCATCGCCTTGTACCTTTTGATTCTGTTCATTGGTTGAGTCAACTCTTGCATACCAACCAATACAACTAAAATTGATGTCTGCCGGTTGATTCTTGTTGTTAAAGTCAGCAATTACATCAAAGTGATCATCTGTAACCGGCGTTAAGGTTAATTGCCCTTCTTTGAGATCGTCCGGCAAACTAGTGATTTGACGAATTGCTTCATCATCTAAGGCTTGTCCGGAACTATTAACGGGTTTTTGACTTGATAGGATAGCGCGTGTATAAACCAATGTGCCTACGCCGTTACCAACCGATGAGAAGATATGTCGCCCGGCATCGGTCAAGATCGTTTGCTTCAATTTCTCTTTAAAGCCCGTATTAGGATCTTCTGCCATTTCTTGCTCCTTTCTTTGTATTAAAAAACTACTCAGTCGCAATCGATTGAGTAGTTGTAGTTAATGTTTTGTTCCCAATAGTTAAGCCAGCGTGAATTTCTGCTGTTTGTGGCTTGCTCCACACTGCTGTTGTCGCCCATACCGATGACTTAGCCAGTTGACCAACAACACCAATGAATTGGCTTCTAGTGCTTTCAGCTTTCCAGCCGGTCCACCATTTGGTATTTGATGACAAAGTATTGTGATGCTTGAACTGTGTAGCTATCCCAATATATTGCTTGTCGCTTGTCCTAGCCTTCCAGCCAGTCCACCACTTAACGGGCGATCGCTCGATTTTGCGATGTTTGATTTGCGTACCCATACCCACGTAAAGCGGCAACTTTGTAGTAGTTACAAACACGATCTCATCAATCCAGTAGCCCATCGCGAGCAGGTTTTGAATATTCTTTATGATGAATTTTTGCATTTGAAGTGTTTGCACATTGTCCCACGGTATTTCGATACCAACATGTCGAAGACCGGTTTTATATACCTTGAATTGTTCCGGCTTTGCATTTAAGGCAGTGCCCAGAATTTTAACCATTGAGGGAATTGTTCCCTGTGCCCTAGAGATTAAAATGTGTAAAAAAATGATAAAACGGAAAGTTTCATCATCATCACTAATTCTATAAGCTTTGTAATCTTGCCCGATTAAATCAAGGGTTGTGCCTTTTGCTTTGTCAATGCTACGCCACTCCGCAATTTTTTCATTTTCATCACTGATTTTTTCAAGCAGTGAATTGTAACTGTCTAACAATTGATAAAAAACGGTATCTTTTTTCTTATTCCAGTGGTCGGCTACTTCCGCGATCAGTTGGTCTGTTGTCTCATAAGCCAATTAAATCAACCTCCACATCTCCAGGGTCACAATGAGCAAATTCTGAACGACCAATAGAAATATTTTGGTCCGCTAACTTATCTTTTATGCTACCGATTGCAATTGTTGCATCATCAACGCCGTTGACATCATAAGTAACGGAATAAAGGCGGGTAAAATTAACTCTTTGACCCATTTCAAGTGAGTTGATTTCATCGCAAATTGCTTGCTTAATGTCGTCAACCCCCGCATCACTGTTCCAGTCGTCATTAATTGATACATCGACCTTTACATAAATGTTATGTTGTTGAGCGTGGTCAAATTTGACTTCTTTTAATTTTCCCGTAGCGTCCGGAGCTTCTTTAACAATTGAACCCGCTAAAGTGATACCAGCCGCGCATTTATCAATTAAGGTTTTAGCAATTTCATCATCGTTACCACCTAAAACATAAATGTGAACTGAACATTCGGGATTACCGTATTCATCCGTCTTATACTTGTCGTTGTCAACGAAGCCAACTTGCTTAACACCGTTTAAATTCATTAACGCCGATTTAATACCTGGTTCTGTAGGACCAGGACGGGCGGCATTTTCCATAATTAAACGTTTTCTAAAGGTTTCATCGTCTTCATAATCTTGCCCACCGCCTGCAGGTCGTGGATTGGTTACGGAAATAAAGTCTTCATCTGGGTTGGCAAACAAAGTAATTGTGTTGGCTGGTACATTAGTAAATTCACCAGTTTCTTCACATTCAACATTTCCAGTTCCTTGAAAAGCCCCGTCGCTTTGTTTTGAAGTGATAACGTCTTCTGTTAAGTCAAATACCAAGCCGTCTTCTGTTTCGAACTTTTCGCCAGCTTGAATTAAATATTCGCCTTCAGTCGTTATTACTACTTCCGCATGAGATGGAGCGTCAACTTTACGGGTCAAACTGATATTGTCCGCTAATCGGTCTAATGCTGAATTTACAGCGGTTGAATAGAATCCAGAATAGTAAATTTGTTCCTGTTGCTGAATTAAATCATAAGACGCATCACTCATTAAACGGGCAAAAATTCCTAGATAAGCATTACTTGTTAGTGCAATATCATCCCCTAATCTAGTTCGGTAATCGTCTTCAACACCGTCTAAGATTTCCGCAAAACTTGGGGCAATATAACCGGTTTCTTTTAAACCAAAATCAGTTGTCAACTTGTAACCCCCCCTTCTACTTCACCAATATTTGCGGTGGCTCTAAAATTAATCTGCATTTTTCTTTCAGGTTTCTTGATAAATTCGATATTATCAACGGTTTCAACTTCCGGTACGTTTGCTTCAATAGCCGCTCGCATATCATTCTCCGCCGCTTGTTTATTGAAGTTTTTACCTAAAAAGCTGCTATAATCCGCGCCCATTTCAGGGTCTAACCGTTGCATTTCGCCATATCGAATTTCTAGCGTTGCCTTAATTCTTTGCGCTATTTCGTCAAGACCGCTAGTCATTTCTAAATCGTGAGTAATCGGATCAATAACTAGGTCATGATTATCACTCATAAATAAGTCTCTAGCCATCGTCGTCACCCTTATAAACAGAAACGATAATTGAGTCGTTTGCATCATGCATCCTGCCGGTATTTGGCGTAAAGGTGTTCCCAGTGCCGTCCCAGTTATCAATGTCACGGTCCATAGTAACGGCTATCACTACAGCGCCAACTCTCATAGACTTCTTTTTCGGATAATGTTCTAAAAAATGTGAGTTAACTTCTGGGCTACTATCAACGGCTTTAAAATCCGACTTAAACTTATCTAACAATTCATCAAGCCTATAGCAAGATTCGGCAACCGGAACATCTAAGTACTGAGCCGATTTAGTGCCATCGATCCAATTCGCCAGCGGTTGAATATCTGCAATGTGTTTTTTCTTGTCGTAAGTTAAAACTTTAGCTAAAAAAGCAGATTCAAGACTTCTGCTGAATCGGTTTTTCACCTTACTAATGTTTTCATACCATCGAATTGGAACCCTATTTTTTTGTTTCATACTGTCATCTCCTTATTTTTTAGATTTACTTTTTTTCTTGCCTTTACTTTTAGATTTTGTTTTATGACCAGCCTTAGCTTTTGTAACCGCCGCAATAGTGCATTGAGTTTGTGGACTTTCGCCATCAAAACTATGCTGTCCATTTTTAACGACAAATTTTCCTTTTAAGAACTTAGAATTCATGATAATGCCGGTATTAACGGTAACTTCTGGGACTAAGGGCGTAACAATTTGCCAAGTTGTCCCGTTTTTATCATCATCGTTTTGCGATGGAACTTGAATTAAGTCTTTATCATCAATCACAAACCAAGTATTTTTCTTGCTATTAGGATTGACAATTACGAGCTTGCCACGTTCATAAAACATTTCCGATTTTGCTAACTTAACAAAGTTTTTAATTAAAGTTAGCGGCTTGCCTTTAGCGGTAAAGGATTTTTTAATTCCTTCATTTTTAGCTAAATCGATTTTAGCTATTTTGATACCGGCTTGTTCCGCTATTCCTTCAATTACTTGCTTATAAGTCGTTCCTTTTCGGTAAACTCGGTTAGCAAAATAAGTCTTATTATCACGGCTTTTAACCCTTTTATTTGTAGTTTTTGGTTTAACCCATACTTTTCGATAAGCCCAATGGTGGACTATATGTTTCTGCCCTTTTTTAGGACCTCTCTTGTAAGTTTCAACGACCGAGGTACTATAACGCTGATTCTTGTAATGACCTTTTTCAGTGATTTTAACGGTTTTGTAGTGATTAACCTTTTTATTCTTTTTTAGCTTTAGCTTTCGAGCAGCTACATTGCTGTAGTTTGTGCCTTCAGTAAAAGTTAAAACTTTACTATCAGTTGTCCCATCATTGCTTAATTTACCCGTATTAGAGATAAATCCTTCAGCTATTTTTTTAGGGTCTTTACCCCAGTTAAAATTTATCCAGCAGTGCATCCCTTTTTTATAAAAGTCTTTATGTTGCTTGGTTAAATTGAAAATAGTTGTTGTAAAAGTAGACGGGACAGGATCATTAGTAAACGGGACTTCAAACGTAAAAGGATAATTATGTTCGTAAGTTTCATCGTTATATACGATTTGCTTGTGTCCTTTACTATCAACCGCCACAAATTCCATATGTGGATCTTTAGTAACGATCATTAGTAAGACACTTCCTCATCCGTTAGGTCGTCATCATTTTCGTTAGGGTCATAACCTAGCGGTTTAATTGATGGGTCTTCTGTTTCTGATCCATTCGGGTCAACAACGTCAAGATACAAGCGGACCTCATATCCAAATGTTCCCTTGCCTTGGTCTGTTGCCTTACCCGTTTCGTCCATCGTGCGAATGTCAATTCTTGGCAATTCGGGATCAGGGATATCAATACCAACTAATTGACCAAGCAAAAGAGGCTCCTGCGTTAGAAGCCTCTTATTGTTATGCCAAATTGTAATTGTGTAGTAATCCGCAACTTCGTTGTAATCTACTCTCATATCATAGGTATCGCCCACAAGGGTTATTTGAAAGATATAAGGAATATTTTTAACATCAACATCAAGATAATTTCTCATCTAAATCACCGCCTACGCAACCCGTATTTTATTGCCAGGGTAGATTAAGTTAGGATTCTTAATGTGGTTGACTCGTGCCATCCATTGAACAGAACTGCCGTATTTCTTAGACAAAGCCCACAAGGTATCGCCAGATTTAATAGTGATAGCAGTGTACTTTTTATTTCGATTACCTGCGACAGATTTAGAAGCCTTAGACGACTTTCTGTGGTGCTTACTATCATTTGAAGTGGTGATTTTTGCTTGATAGACAAATTGAAAAGTAAGTGAAACTTCAATGTTATCTCGAAGATTCTTATAGTCGTTGTTCATATTTGCGATTAAGTAATGCTTATAGCAGAAGTCCCCTCGATAGGTTAACCGAACATGCGAACTATTCCATTGACTAAGCATGTGCCATTTACGGTATGAATCGGCTTTATCTTTGCCAACAATGATGCCTGCAACTGTTGCGCCTTTACTATTTACACGAGCATATGAGCTATATGGTGCGCCCTCATCAACCGGATAAGAAGTAATGTTTGAAGAAACATTTTCACTTTCACCGTCTGCCGGCGAAATATAAATAATTTCACCTTTGCCATCCGAACGGTAAATAGCACATTTACCTTCATTCTTCCAGCCGGTGTTGTGTTCCGCAATTTCCGCCAATTTGTTACTTAAATCGATTCTTTGCGTAACAATACGGTCGTACTTGTCTTTCGCTTTTTTATAATTGTTTTCCGCTTGCTTTTTCCTTTTGTTTGCAGCATCAACAAGCTTCAAACAATTATCACGTTTTCGGATAAGCTTTTTCTTTTTAATTTGATTCTTTTCAAAATGTGAATCGAAGTCATAGCCCTGCGCCTTTGAAAACATTTTTCGGTAAACGGCGCTTTCATGTTTTTGCCGCTTGTCCCAGTATTTCATAGAGTCATGGGCTTTTTGTTCAGCTGTTCTCTTTTTTGGCTTAGTTGCTTGAACCACTAACATCACCTTCATTTCTATAAGAAATCATCATCGTCACCCGTATCATCGCCAATATGATCAAGAATGATATTTAATTTTTGACGTACTTGTTGATCTACCTCAGCGCCAATCATTTTTGCTAATTTTTGCAATTTAGCATTGTCACCATCAACGTCACCGTTAATATTCACGGTTACTTGAATGTCACCTAAAGCCCCGCCAGTTCCTCTTACTGGGCGTACTTTCGGCTTAGATGAAGTTAGTGGCTTTAATCTTTGCCGCGTCTTTTCATTTGAGTAGATGTGAACCGGATCTTTGAATTCAGCTAATTCTGGCCCATGTTCGCCAACTAGAACCTTATTGCCAACGACAGGATCGCCGCCTTTAGCATATCCAAGAACTTTGCGGATCTCCATGGCACCTTTGACGTGCTGAGCATTGTAGCCGCCACGTTCCCATTCAGACGAAAACTTGTTTGCTAGGCTGGCAACGCTACCAGTTCCTTCCAAAACGGAGCGAAGAATAGCACTGTCTGAGCCTTCGCCTTTAACGGCAAAGCTTAATTGTGTGCCGGCGTTTTTCCAGCTTGTACCGTGACGTCTAGCATAAGCGATTAAGTTAGACTTACGACCGCCAAGCCATTGACCTAAACCGGAAGCACCACCGCTGCTGTTAACTGCACCAGGGTTTAAACCACCTGACTCAAAATTCCAATTACCCAGAACAGCCGCAATACCGTTCTTGGTTGCTTTAGGATCAAGCTTCTTTAATCCGCCGGCTAGGGCTTTAGCCCTTTCGGCTAAGTCGCCGCCGATACTAAATGAACCAAGTGAGCCAAGATCATCGCTAAGATTCTTTTTAATCCAACTCAAGGCGGTACTGCCTAGCTCTTTCTTTGCAAGAGCCATTAAGTTCTTATCAGCCGCTGCTGTCTTCTTAGATTGAGCGGCATTATGCAAGCCACGAACACGGTAATATCCGTATCCCATGCCTTTGTCATCAGCAATTGAGGTAACGCGTGCATGGGGTGGCGTTTCGTTGAACATTGTTCCGGTGTGTGGGTTCTTAATAATTCCCACGTGACCAGCGGCACCTGTTCCATGGCCAAAGATAACCAAGTCGCCTGGAATTGTTTTAGATAATGACTTACCCAAGTACTCAACACCTGAACTGTGTTGCATTGCCACGGTGGTACGTCCAATATCTACGCCAAAGTGACGTAAAGCTTGCATTACCATACCCGAACAGTCAGATAGTGTCTTGCTTGCCGCACCCATTTGGTACTTAACGCCACTGAATGTTGATTCAGCATATTTTAAAAACTGCTCACGAGTACCACCCTTGCCAGTGGAGTCACCAATCGCATTGTTGATGACAATCCACATAGCAGTACTCCAAGGATTACCAAAGTGAGTTGACGCATTCTTGCCAAGATCGACCGTTCCTTTTTGCAGAACTGGTCCGCTTTCCTTGATGTTCTTGGTGAACATATCTGCAAAGCTCTTAGCAGGATCAGCAAGCGCATGTGATGCAATCTTTCTTAATTGGCTATGACTTACGCCACTACCTTTGGCAAAGTGCTGAATGCCACGTTTTCTAGCGACTTCTTGCGTCTGAGTGCCGTTCAAGACACCCCAGCCACGAGGAATCATCAAATGAACGTTGTCACCATGAGGGAAGTACAATTCGTTGCTTGGTGAGACAAGAGCCTCTTGACGTGGACCGCTAGTCGCATCATTGACAACTGAAAGAGTATTTTGCGTCAAGCGACCGTTAGCGTCAGACCCTTGTGCAAAGTGAACCGTCTTGATGACGCTACCGTTACCGCCAAATTGACTCAATACCTTGTCGATGCCTTTAATACCACGGTTAAGTTGATCAATGGTGTCACCCATTGCGTCCTTAGCGTATGAGCGCATCTTGCCCATAGCCTTGCCAAAACCTTTGCTAGTTGAGTTAGCAGTAGAAATAACACCATCGTGCATGTTATTCATCTGCTTATCCACAGATTTACGCATGCCTGTGTATTCCTTAGTAGCATTAGCTCTGTTTTTGCTGTTGTACTTAGCAGTTTGACTGTTAATCTTTGACCAGCTTGAAGCATTGTTCTTGCTTAAACTCTTCAAAGACTTAGTAGCGTCATCAGTGATCTTCTTGTAATCCTTGGATACTGTCTTGGTGGTTTGACCAAGCTTAGTGTTACCAGTGGCATAACCTTTGAGAGTTAAGCCACGACCTAAACCACCAGCCATGACTTTGCGAGTGTCTCTTGCATTAAGAATGTGTTCACCTGGACGCACCTTAGTGATGGCAGGACCATTAGCACCTAAAAGACGTGCGTTTGATCCGGCTCTGTAGGCTAATTCAGGACCGGCTTCACCAACTAAGGCTCTATGAGCTGATCCGATTAAGCCACCAGTTGCATGAGATTTGATCTTCTCATACTTGAAGGCTTTACCAGAACCACCAGCCGCACGGTTTAAGTCATTACCAAAACCTTTCAGGTTAT